CGCATCGTACCTTTGTGAGCAGATGACATCACCTGACCACCAGACTTACGAGGTTTACGGCCTGCATGATGCTTGGCAGCGCCTTCAACATGCATGTCATGCTTCTTGGACTTTGCCTTGCCACCGCGCTTGAACCCTTCTGCCTTGGATTTTGCTTCCTTAGCGACTTCAGAGTTTGCACCTGCATAAATGTCGGTAGGAGCACGGTCCTCGACTTTATGACCCTTTTGTACTTTGCCTTTCATGGCGATCTCCTTGAGACAAGTTATGCGTTATTGGCCTGAATGTAACGGACAACCAAAGTGCCCGCGCCGGGTGTAACATCGGGAGCGCCAGACTTAACAAAAATCTGGACATCAGAAGATCCGACATTCAACCAAAGAGCGGTCTTAGTTGCATCAGTGCCCGGTGTCAGTGCAAGACGACCGACAGCATTAGCATTAGTCGCACCAACCAACTCAGTGGCCGTTGCGCTTGTTCCAACGCTAATCGTGTAAGTTGTCGTAGCACTCGACCAAGCGGTCGTTACATACAAATCAATGCTGACGATAGTGCTATATGCTGGCACCACGATTGCCGTGGATGCAGCAGTTGCTGACTGCGTAACAGCAGCAGATTGGCCCAGAATTGCCGAACCAACATTCTTGAGAGAACCGACAGTGGTGCCGGTCGTATCAAGAACATCGCCAGCTTTAACTGGTCCTGTGAAAGTGGTTGTTCCCATAAGAACCTCCTGCACGAGTTAGCATACAGTCTGTGCAGCGTCCGCTAGGTCGGTCTGTATGCCTAATAAACCCTAGGTGAAAAGCGGGGTTGTGACACCCCGCCCTTTATTACGAAGTTGGGAACGAACCCCAAATAGCACGCCAGTTGTAGTAGCCGAAGCTGTAGCGTTCGTAACCCTTAACCAGAAGGTTGTCGGTCACAAAATCGACTTGCATATCTGCTTCGTACTTCACACGCTCCATATAGGAGAGGCCATCGATGTTGGTCAGCAAGAACCAAGCATACTGCGAGGTCAGATAGTCGTTGACCATGTAACCTTCAGGGAGGCCCCCGGCGGTCATCATGATCGCGTTCACATCGTTGTCGGCAGTACCCGGACGCAGTTCTGTCTTCGTCAGACGAATTGCAGTCGGTTCCAACTGAGGCGGCACAATCAACTTCCGGCCACGGGCGAAGACCTTCAGGCCCGCCTGATCTTTGAAGGTGTAACGGATCGAGATCATCGCGTTCAACAAAGATGCTTCGTTCAAGTCGGCATCAGTGCTGGAACGGTTAGAAATCGTGCCACCATCGATAGGATGGTCCGTTGCGATAAGTGCTTTGCCGTCACCGCCAATAGCTGCATTGTAGGTGGTTGCAGTGTTAAGCACATTCGCGCCATAGATTTCCTTGGTCTGAAGGAAAGATTCGATAAGACCGAGGTTTGACGGCATAAACTGTGTTTTATACAGGTTGTCGTCGATTGCTTTGCGGGTGATCGCATAACCAAGAGCAATTTCAGTGTGCTCCTGATTGTACACATAACGCTCACCAGCGTTGTTGTCGAACGCAGTCTGACCACCTTCAGTCTTCAGTTGGGCGAGGCCCAAGAAGCGCATTTCAGCGGTGCGTTCCAACGCCATCTTCGACTCATGTTTGGTGAAGATTTTGTCGTACTGCGCGGGGATCTGCTCATATTTCCCTGTAATGCCACGAAGGCCGGGAAGGAGCAGGTCTTTAATGGACGAGAGATTAACGGCCATGGTTCCTTACTCCTTAGATACCAGTTTGGTTCTTCGTGGTGACATTGTTGAATGCAACGATGACCCAGTTGTACGCGCCAGATGCCGTACCAGAAGAGCCGGGCGGATCTGTCACGAGACCAACGATACGGAACGGGAGAGTTGCCGTGGTCGGGCCAATGTTGGCGAGATAAGCGCCGGAGATACCGTTTGCGGTATTGCCAGAACCAATCGCATAACCAACAGTTGCATTGATGTCGGTGGAAGCAACGCCGGTGCCGTCCGATTGGACAACAAATTTGGCGTTTGGATCGTTGATGATGTAACCAGTGATCGTGCCTGTCGCAGGATCAGTGCCGCCGGGATAATAGTTAGACCAAACGGTACGCTTCTGCGAAACCGAGAGATACTGACAACCGACGAAGATACCAGCGATACCAGCAGCAGCAGTGGTGCCATCGCCTTGGGCAACGGTACCATCATTCACAGGTTCTACAGGATCACCAAAAAAGATATTGGTTGTATTGTAACCAATGGCAACGGCGACCTGCTCATAAGTGGGGGCAGACCCAGTGCCGCTGTATTGACGAAAACCGAAAGGCGCGTTTGTGTTCGCCATGACGGGTTCTCCTTTTTACAGGAAAGTCCATCATCGCACACCGGGGCGACTAAGAACCGAGGATAAACGAACCTCCCACGCCGGGGGGAGGCATGCCACATTGGGCAATAGTCTTAAAATACCACCATCAGATCAAAAGTAAAGGGGGCCGAAACCCCCTTCACATCACTCTTTCGGTATTGGCACCGATTCAAAACTCTTGTTGATCTTCGGTCGGGTCTGAGCATGATCACGGGTCATGGTCCCATCAGGGGTGCCAGACAACTGCGCTTCCTTGTCCCGAACCTGCTTGCGAGCACGCATGTATTCAATGCGCCGCGCTTCATCAACAATCTCGGTAGGCCGTTCCATAAGAACAAGGCCCTTGCGCTCAATTGTTGCGCCTTTCCAATTGGTTGGCATCATTTCTGGATGCCGTGATGCGGGCACAGGATCCCATCCCATACGGGCCAAAGCAACCTGATATGACGGGTCTTCCTGACCGAGAAGAAGACGGCGCTTCCACTCATAGGTCCACCCTTCTGGAATGATTTCTTTAGGCACAAAGAACTCATCATGTCCCTCGTCCAGATCGCCAAGATGGCCTTTGATCTGGTTAGCCCGCATTTTGGCACGGGCAAGGTGATCTTCATCCCGCATTGTAGGCCTCATTTCTGTACGAGGAACCGTTGAAACAAGTGAATTTGCTTCATCATGCGTTAAATCCGCATCAAAAGCATCACCAGAATCAAGCCGCGCATTATCCTCGATTGGTTTTAGGCCCGCAGGCGGTTTGCCACGGCGGCGGATTGCCGTCTTTTGTACTTCAACCATTGTATTATTCTCCTAAATTAAAGGCGGCCTTCCTTCTGAAGGGCGATTTTGTGCTCTGCATACTCCTTTGGGGACATTCCAAGGGCGGATGCCATGTCAGCTTCTGCCCGCGTGAGCGTAACAGTGCCGGGTCGGTTGCCATATCCGTTATTCACGGGTGCTGCGGGTGGTGCCACAGACCGCTCTGACGGGCGCGAGGCGTGAGAATAAGGCGAATCTGCCTGTTTTTGCTGGCCCATGCCCAACCTTCCTTCAATGTAACGGAAATATGCGTCCGAATCAGGTTCAATGCCGTCATCGACTGCGTCTTCATGAGCGCGGAACATCTTATTGATGGTCCGTTGGTCCTGAATTGCGTCTCGATTGGCCTTCAACCACGCCGCAGATCGCGGTGTCACCGAGTTGATGATCTGATCAAGTTGCTGACTGGCAGTTGGAGCGGGCGGATTGACCTTTTGCGGTTCAATTTTAGCACCTTCCTTCGCCTGTTTTGCCTCTTTTTTCAAAGGGTTATACCCTTTTTCAAGATCCTTCAGGTTGCCTTTGACCTCAACCAACTTTTCGTTGATCTTGGACGCTTCGGCGGCATCCCCAACTTGCAACGCTTGCTGATATGCATCACGAAGCATTTTGGTATCGCGTTTCAAAGTTTTGATGGCCGATTTGACCATCTGAACCTCTGTCGTTGCCTTCTTGGAGGTGGCCTTTTGGGCCGCCTGAGAAGCTGCGAGCGCGTTTTGCTCCGCCTGATACCGTGCCAGACGCTCGGCCTCCAACTGCTGACGCAACTGGTTGAGCGCATGATCGGTGTCTTGCGGGGTTGATTTAGCAGATTTCTCCGCCGCTTTTTCGTCGATCACGACCTCCACGGGGGTATCATCGTGCTCGTTTGGATCGTCCAAAGGTATTTCTAATTGCTCTCTTGCCATGATTTATTCCTCTATCACCATACTTCATCAGGGTCTGCAACGCGGCCTCTGATCTGAGTATCGACCAGAATGCGGCAATCCACACCGTGAACATTGATGCTCCATCCGTCAGACGGGCGGTGAACTAACCAGTCGCCCTCTTTAAATGTTTCATCTTTGAACCAGCCCTCGGCATTGTCTTCAAATGCGCTTGGGCCAAGTTTCAGGAGAAGACCCACTTTAGATTGAAATGTGTCCTCCGCCCGATTGTTGTCGGTCAAAATGATGCCCGACTTTGTCTTTTCAGGGCGCTTATAAGTCGCCATAAGCACCTGATTGTTAAACAATTCAAAACTGCTGAGATCCCCAATTTCATCCAAAATTGCTTTTTTTGGATCAACAGCATGTCTCATCTTCATATATGGCATCTCGGTTCCCCCTTATTCGCCACGGTTAACAGTCGTTTCGGCATCGCCGATAAGTTCAAGCGCCCGTTCCAGACCAAGGATGATCCCAACTTGGTGCTTGTAACCCGCAAAATCCAGTGATTGATGTGCTGAAACAAGGTTTTTTGTTCTCATATCAATTTCGTCTTGGATTAATTTTTCAATTACAGATTGCAGATGTGCTTGATAGGTTAGCATCGATAGTCCCCCATGATTGGTCCTTTCCTAAATTGGGGAGGGGACGAGGTGCGGAAACAGGGGGGATCGTTTCAAATGCACCTCGCCCCAACGCGACAGGGCTGAATTGTCGCGTTTTCAGTATGCCTTCTGGATACCTGTACCCTTTCTGGCAATCTCGGTCTTTTCTAAGCGGCCAAACCCGCCACCTGCGCCCGCATCCATGTCTTCATAGTTGCGGTAATTGCGGTGGCCAACTTTGCCGCCCTTGTTGTGCATGCTGCGCTTGGCAATGTCCGTCTTCTGCAAACGGCCTTCACCAGAACCAGCACCTGCTTCCATGTCCTTGTATGACTTGGCGACCTTTGTGATTCGGCCCCCAGCTTTACGCGGCATGGGAGGAGCGCCTGTCGGAGCGCCTGCGCCACCCATTGGCATAGGCATTGGGATCGGCATAGGCATTGGAGCTGCACCAGCGCCACCCGGAGGAGGCGGAGGAACGGCCACAGGACGACCACCACCGGCAGGCGGAGGAGGTGGAGGCATCAATCCACCAGCAGGAGGCATTCCGGGCTGTTGGCCCTTTCCAGCGGCAACAATGATGTTGATGTTGGTTTTGCCCTTTGTGCGGCCACCAGCAGCCCGCGCAGTGCGGCCACCGTCAGCGCCCGGCACCTTGTGGGGGTAACCCTCACCAGAGAAGACCTTGCCGCCTTCCATGCGCTTAATCCGGCCACCCTTTTTGGCACCTGATCCAGCACTTTGAGGTTCATCATAACGCTGAAGATTCTGCGGAGGAGAAGCACTGCTCCCGCCCATGATGCCGCCTTGAGGTCCACCAATTTGTGATTCAAGACCCGCCTGATAACCTCTCCCAAGTTGCTTTCGGTAACCAGACGGGCTTCCGCCAGTCTCGTATTTCCCTCTTTTCATAGCAGACGGTTTAACCATCTTTTTAATCAATGCCTTGTCTTCGGCAACATCATGGTGTTTTACAGCGCCACCCTTTTTATAGGGGGTGCCCTGAGCGCCTGAAAAATTCATTGCGTTTTTGGACACAATGCCAAGGCGAGGGTCAATAGGAGCGGGGGTGGTCCCCGGCATTCCTGATCCAGCGGGCATGCCAGATGGGCCAGCAGCAGGAGCTGCGCCTGCAATCAAACCGCCCGGTTGCATCAATGGGCCACCCATGAACTTACCGGCGCGACCGCCTTTTTTGAGATTAGATGGGCGCTCAGGAGGGGTTGGAACAGGACGAGAAGGAGGGGTTGGGGCTGTATCATTGATCAACTCATCCGAAGTAACCTGACGACCCTTGTCATCCGTTACAGACCGCGTGCTGTAATCTTTATTCATCGGGTGTTTTGGACTGGTTTCCGGCACACCACCACGGTTAGCGTATTTGCCACGCTTCATTTCACCGCCGCCACACTTCTCTGCGCGGCCGCCTTTTTTAAACCCGCCAACATGCTTGCCAGCACCTTCGCGCTCGGCATTGGCAGATTTTACATTGCGGTTGATTAAGCTGTCCGCCGTCAAAGCAGAACCACCGTTCTTGCGCTTAGGACGGTCAGCACGGGTCTTTGCCGCGTCACCCTTTACCTTACCGCCGGACTTATAAGCACGCCGCGACAGAGGACGCAGGCCGGTCTTTACATCGGCATTGAGCATTTCGGGTGGTGTCCAACTGGACGAATCGACCTTTTCGAGCGGGCGGTCTTTGCCCCCAAGGCGCTGGGCCTTGGCCTTCATGGCAGCTCTTGCCGACTTAGCTGTTTCAGACATCAGTCTCTCCTCGGAGTTTACCCCGCGTCCGGGGACCGCCATGGAACTTGGACGGTTCAAGTCTTTTTGGATACTACACTAAGTGCGGTCTTAATTAAAGCATCCTTGGACGCTGGTTTGTCCAGATTGCCGTACTTCAACCATTTCTTGAGGCCCTTGATGTCGGTTTTGACAACATCTTTGACCCTTTCCTTACCATGACGGTCTGCATACGACTTGGTGTATGCCTTGATTGCCTTCTTGCGCTTTTTGAAACCAAGCAAAACCTTGTGTTCGTCAAATTTGCCGGAATCGTGCTTCTGTTGATCAATGATATATGCCTTGTCGCTTCCCTTGTGAGGGCCAACCATGACATCGGTGTTCATGCCGTCAGCGTCCTTCGTTCCAAGGATTGCGCCATAATCGGCATACTGCTTTGCCTTGAATTTAATTTTGCCGCCGGGTTTGTATTTTACCCGATCGTGTCCTTCTTTGACTTCAATGGCGACAGGGATCCCATGAATTTTCTCATGTTCTTTTTTGAAGTTGCCAGCGGTGTCCTGAGCCTTTGATACATTTACAGGGCCGCCTGTGTTAAAATCAACACGACCACCGTGACCATAACTGCTCCCTACGGCTCCTGTAGCATCAGCGTTGTTGGAGTCGCGGCCACCGATAGCACCGCCAAAATCAGAACCTAAACCGCCACCGATACCACCACCACCGCCGCCATCACTGCCACCGCCACCGCCTCCAGCCGATATATCTCCACCAAAACCCTCTGCTGGTTTGGCGGCTGCAGCCTTTGCAGCAGCATCAGCGTCTGCTTTTGCTTTGGCATCAATAGCTTGTTGGTATGCGGCCTGAGACTGTGCTGCCTCTTTCTGCTGGTTCACAAGATTTGCTTGGTCAAAGAATGACTGTACCCCTGCCAGAGTAGGTGTTTCTGGAACAGCACCGCCAATGTCAAACCCTACACGGCCACCGCGCTCATACTTACGCTTGATGTGAACATCATCATGGTCAAAGACGACATAGTTGTGGGTGGGTTTTCCTACCGATGCGCGGGATCCTTGATCAAGATAGCGAATACCTTTGATACCAGAATTTTTTAAAATTTTGCTAGTATTTTCAAACACATTGCCCGTGTAATTCGAAGGCAATTTTGTGTTTCTTACGAAATTTTTAACTTCATCATGAATTTCTCGGCCCGTCATTGGACTTGAAATATTTTTTTCACCAAATAAATTTGTAAGCGCATTTTGCACATGCTCAGACTGTTCACTCAGCGGCTTATCCCAATCCAGAAAGTGATGCGGGTGGGCGTTGATATTCACTTCATACATATGACCGCGAGCAGCATTACGATGTGATGCAATCACATTGGCCAGTTTGGCCGTGTCAAAATTACGCAGCTCACTGTTTGAGTTTTGCGCCCATTTAGCCGCTGTCATAGGATCATATTGTTCAGCATTAGAAAACCGTCGAATGTCAGACATTGTATCAGGTCTGATATGCATCATTTCAGGAGCGTGTTGCATGACATGATCAATTACATATGCATTGCGGCCTGACAAAGCGTCTCTGTAGGTTTTAGCCGTTGGTTCCGCTTCTGCAAAATACAGCCCATGTCCAAAAGACTGAGCACCTTCACCAGTGCCAATCTTGCTAATGTCAAATTGCTCAAAGTCGTGCGGTGAACCGTGATATGCGGTGATGCCTTGTTGGTCTTGATCGTCCATCACAGATCCCCATGGAAAATCGGATCGCCTGCATCAGCAGTGATTATGTGAACGCCGGGTATCCGCATGGCAGGGTGGGGCACATGTGGTGTGCCGCCGCGTGCTAACCCTTCTTTTTGGGTGCCGCCTTTTTGTGGTCTTTGTGTCCCTTTAAGATAGTTTTCGATTCTGTTTTCAAGCTGCGCCCGAATGCTATTGAGGTGGGCTGGTGTATTTGGTCCGAGTGCTGGGACCAACCGTGCCAAGTAACTTTCCCCATTTTTGTCTACCTTCCAATCGTTACGGTGCTTTGTGATCTCTGCTTCATGACCCATCACACCAATATCTGGCCCCATTGAAGAAAGCGCCCGATGTATCGGTCCACCTTCCATGATCGATTGTTCAATTTTCTCTTTAATCTTAGTTCCGCCTTTATCAATTAATGCTCGTATTCCAACTTCACCAGTAGGCAGCGTTATAGGCTGGAACCCCTTGAATAAACCATGGGGGTCCGCATCCATTATCTTTTGCCAAAAATCTGACAAATATTTAGGATTTGCTAAATTTTTACTGCCGCGCTCAATAAAGTCAACACCAAATCCCTTTGGGTTGGATGTCATTGGTTTAAGGCGGTTGTGCCAAACCTCCGTCTGGTTAAGGAGATATCCTAACGCATTGGCCGCAATGTCAGCTCCGCTTTGCGTCGAGAGAGACTGCCCAACAGCAGCGGGATTTTGATATTGTTCCCATGCTCCCGTGCCATGGACAAGACTGTGAACATTGATGCCTGCCAACTTAGATGCGTGATCCATTGCCAGTTTAGCAACATCTTCGGTCAATTCTGCCTTTTGCTTTGGATCAAGACTGGCAATGAGTGACCCGTATTTCCCAGCCCACGGAGAACCTTCACCGGGGTCAACTTCATAAGAAATGCGCCGCATATTGCGTGAAAGTCCGCTTTCCGCATCTTCTTCTGCTGCACGGGTCAACTTTGTCATACCCATCCAACCAACAGCTTGCACCTCTTCGGGCCGCCAATCATTGCGCCCTAACCATCCTATTTGGTTCAGGTGATTGGTCAAACCACGGCCCCATGCAGCACGGTTTTCATATGCCGCTTCGCTTGGTGTCCCTGTCAAATCAATGGCAAGTTTATCCAATGCTTTATGATCATACCCTAACCGCTTGAGATGGTTGATTAATTCTTGGTCAACCATGCCCGTGTCACGCGCTGTATGCACATCGACAACAAAAGGCGACTCACCGTCAGGATGGTTTGCCATCCAAGACCGAACATCTTTCTGCTCAGCAGAGTCGACAAAGTCAGCAATCTTTTGTCCAACGCCACCTGTGATCGGTTGCCCCTGCAAAACAGCACGCGCCGCCTCTGTTGGATTAGGCATGCCCCCAGCTTTCCAAAGTTCAGGCGGAACATTCCTTGCCATTTGCTCTTTTTGAAGAAGCACATTTTGCATAGCACCAGCAGGCGAAACATTTTGCTGCGCCACCAACCACGCACGCATGTGTTGGCGTGCTTCATCAGGATCTGGGTAATATTGTTTAAATGTATCGAAAATCCTTGCATACCATTGAGAGGCATTGTGCGCCTCATCAGGGGTCAAGATACTTTCGTGACGCTTCATCCAATCATCGTAAGTCAGGTTGCCTGCAACAAAATCTGGCAATCCTTTGGGTGCCTTGATGACCGTGCGTGGGTTAGCAGGATTACCGGCAACCTTTTTTCCCTCTGCTGCCGCTCTTTCGCGTTTCAATTTCGCGTTAACCCTGAACAGCCCTTCATCCTGCGGGAACTGCAAACCAGTGTTTTGATGCCGCTCCATGATAGGCCGCGCTTGTTCTTCAGGCGTGTTAAACTGGAACGGTTGCCGCCTCGTCGGTGCCGCAGGAGCAGGCATCGGTTCTGGTTGCTCAACAGGCATTTTGGGGCCTTGCATTTCAGATGGCCCAATAGCGTCTTCTGGCATGCCGCCAATATTAAAATGCTGCCGTTCATGTTCAGGATGCCATACAGCACCCCCATTGATCGCCTGCGGGGACAACTCCAGATGTGTGATGTTCACGCCCTTGTGGGCCACCGTGCCGCCTTTTTTGTACATCTTGGGGCGGTTTGACAGTGCGTCTTTAGCAAGTGCCAGCAGTTGGGGGACTGTGAACTCAGGCATGGGTTACTCTTTATGTTCAGGCGGGACAATACCAGCGCGGCCCAGTGCTTCCTGCTTCTCCACCTCTTCCAAGGCGGGCTGCATCAGCGGGCTGACCAATCCAGCGGAAAGCGGGTGAACTGCAAGGTTTTGGGCCAAATCGACCAACTGAATGCGCTCTTTGCTGGCCCGATCTGCCGCTTTCGAGGCAAATTCCTTCTGGGAATAGTCGATCTCGTTCTGCGCCCGCGCCATGTCGGCCTGTGCTCGCATCATGTCGGCCTTGGACTTTTCTTCGCCGTCCGCCATCTTCATGTGAGCATTCGCCACATCAATCTGCATTTTTTGCATGCCCATCTCGGAATCCATCTGCATTTTCTGCATTTCGTTCTGAGCACGCATCATGTCGGCCTGCGCCTTCTGTAAGGCGGCCTGAGACTTGGCATCCTCTGCCTTCATCTTTGCCTGTGCTTGCAACAACTCTGGCGGAGGTGTCTGCTGGGCATTTGGCGGCAGCAGGAACTGTTCAGGGTTTGACCATCCCATGGCCTTCAGCGCGGCCGTGTCGATGGCAATCGGGTCATACATGCTGGGATTTGATGCCTGAAGCTGCTTCAGGGCCACGATCTTCATCAGGCGCTGCGTGTGCGATGATGTGTTGGGATCTGCCTGCGGTACCAGCTCGCAATCGTTCAATGCCTGAACAAAAGTCTGCTCTGACCATGGATAAGACGGTTTGTTTTTCTTCTGCCAGAACGAATCAGGGTTTTCCTTAAAGGTCCGTACCAAAAGGGCAAACTCATCGCATTGTGCCGAGTGCAGGCGCTTGTGAACCGCGTTCATGATGCGTGTTGCCTGCTCGATCATGGCCAGCGTGGTGCCGACCGGAGCGTCAGATTTGCCCTCACCAACTTGCATTTCACTGGTCCCACCCACGCGCATGCCTGTTTCGGCCATGTTTTGGACCAAAGTCATCATAACCGACCCCGGTTCCTTGTACGGAAGGGGCATAACGGCCTGATTGAGCGGCATACCGCCTGTTTTGACCAGCGCACCGCCGCCCGGAGGCACACGGAAAATGTTTGTGTTCTGCCTTGCACCCGTATCCGCCATGAGGAAACCGGGGAAGTTGGCAAACATGCCTGCATCTAGCATTTCCCGCCATGCAGCAGTGATTGCATTCGTTGTATTGCCCAAAATATGCAGCAAACCAAGGTCATAGAACCCCATTCCGGGCACAAAAGTGTACTTTACAAAGTTTTGCCGCGCTTCCGGCAGGTCCGCATCGTCTTCGTCATAGTTCCGAACGATAGACAGAATCTCTTTTGAGGTCACATCGATGGTAACGCGGTATGGGATCTCCAAACCGGTCTCTTTGCCCTTAAATTTGTGCTCGAAACCGGGAATATCCAGCTCGCAATAGCACTCATAGATCTCCCGATCACGATCTTCTGGGTTGGAAGTGCCGACCGACACGCCCTCGACCTCTTTTTTCATGCGTTGGGCAGCATCTGGATCGGATTCATTGGGTGTTTGCAGGTCAATATCGCGGTAAACGCCCAAAATTTGCAATCTTTTGACCGTCGAAGGGCGCATTCTAACGCGGTGGGTGACCCGTTTAGCATTCTTTAGATCAGTTGCGGCATTGTTTACGATCAAATCATCCGCGTCCACGCTTTCGGAGACCGGCCGATTTCGTAACGGACAGAAATAAACCTTCTTAAACGCGGTCCCACCGAACCCAAGCATTAGAAGCATGCGGTCCGTGTCAGGATAATACTCGGACGCGGTGCTGGTCAGGTAATGGTTTAAATCTTTTTCCAGCGCATTTGCCAGCTCATCCTGCTGCAATGATGCCCCGTTGGAATCGTTGCGGATCTTTGCCGGCCCATCGGTCGGCAACAGCTCTGACCTCGCATTGGCCTGAAAACGCAAGCAGGCCTCCAGCAGAAGCGGGTGGCGAACTTTGCTCATGCCCTCTACCGGAGCGCCATCGGCGGTGCCCTGTAAACCGGGAATTTCAATCTTGAGGCCCAACAGCTTCAGGCCCTGTGCGCGTTCTTCCACCCATTCCTGCCGGCTGGTCAGGTCGTCACGGATGCCGCGCATCAGCTCCTCGGAGATCAGCGTCAGGGTGCCGTCATCGATGTCATCGACAAGGTTGCGGAACCATTTCTTGGCCTGCTCTGCCTCAGAAGGGCCGCCTTCAGAGATCCCTTTCCCATCCAGAGAGATGGTGATCGACCCGTCAGGGTGCTCAATTTCAAGGATTTTGCCCTTGTCATCCATCTTTTGGTTAGGACTGCCCTCATCGATCTGCACATCGACATCACCCGCGTCGATATGTTCTTCGGGTTCAGGTTGATCCAGACGGATCATTGGCGACAGGCCCGGCACTACTGGCATGGGTTAAACCTTTGTGGATGCTTCCATCTCGGCAACAAAGCGCCGGATGCCTTCTTGAGCTGCGATTGTATCAGATTTTGCTGAAATTTCATAGTCGCGGGTCTGCTCATAAGGCGGTAAACCCCAGACATGAACGGCAAAAATGCCCACATTTGTGGGCGAAGATGGCCGAATGACATCAACCGTTGCGTTTGCAAGAACCATGATACCCCTCATTTTTGGGCACTATAGCACTGTACCACGGTATAATGAAGGGGGGCTGAATTATACCAAATCGCCCAAAAGTATAATGGTCTGTGTGGAAGGATTCGAACCTCCGACCCCCTGTGCCCAAGACAGGTGCGCTACCAGACTGCGCTACACACAGATTGTTGGGCTGCACGCTTTAGGCCCAACCGTCTGGCATTCTTCGACCATTCCCGACCATTATCGGGAGGTATCCAGATCACTAAGCGGGATACAACGCCTCTGGCGGTGCCCCTGTGTGTTGCATACTGCCTTCAAC